GAAGGAAGAAGAAAGGAGAGAAGGAAAGATATTCAATAAAAAGGCACTTTACATATATATAAGAGAGCAGGTAGATGCTAAAACCCCCAAAATTACTAAAATAGCTAACCAGCTATACGATATATTCAAACACAACTATATATTTTATTTAGAACACGGTTATGTAAACTTTAAATAACCTAGTATTTATAACTATGAGCCAGTTTGATAAAATAGTATTCGGTAAGAAAAAATTCTCTGATCTTTTAGAGGAGATCTACGATAACCAAAAGAAAAAAGATAAGCAGGTAACTGCCCTTGTTAAAGAACTTCAACCTATGATCGAGGAGATAGGTGACGCTACCTTAATTGTTCCATTAATTAAAGAATATATGGAAATTGGGGTTAAAAACGATGATCTTTTAATTAAAATGGCTGCTTTAGCACAACGTGCTATGAACAGCGAGTCAACCGATGCTGGGTTAGGTATATCAGATGAGGAAAAACAACAACTACTTGACGAAATAAGTAAGTTTAAGTCTGAGGAGTAATGGCTAGTAGTAGAGGTCTTATAGCTATTAATAATGTAGCTAATAGTTCTAATCAAAATAGTTTTGGAACCTTTACTAATTTAGGACTTAATAGTCTTATAATAGCCGCACGTGTTATCAGTATTGTATTAGATGAGGCTAATCCTAGATTTAAAGAATTTGGTGAATGGAATGGTTTAGGCACTATCGAATTTGATTTAGTAGATTCACCTACCCCTCCTAATCAATTATATCCTACAGCTCGTCCCTTGGATCCTTCTGTAAAGAGTTTTCCCTTAATAAATGAGATTGTTTATATTTTAGCTTTACCTAATACAAACATTGGTGAATTTGCTTCTACTAAAACTAACTATTACATAAACACAGTAGGAATTTGGAATCATCCTCACCATAATGCTTTTCCTCAAAACTCTAATATATTACCCCCGTCACAACAAAAAGACTACGTTCAAACACAATTAGGTAGTGTAAGAAGGGTAACTGATCAATCTACTGAAATATTTTTAGGAGCGACATTTGTCGAAAGAGGCAATATACATCCACTTTTACCTTTTGAGGGAGATAAAATTATAGAGGGTAGGTGGGGTAATTCAATGAGATTAGGATCTACAGTAAAAAATACCCCAAATACTTGGTCTTCAACAGGAGAAAATGGAGACCCAATTACTATAATTCGTAATGGGCAAGGTAACCAAACAGATGAAGGGTGGATCCCCACTATAGAAGATATCAATAACGATGATACCTCTATATATTTTACAAGTACCCAAAAAATACCTTTAGAGGCCTCTAGTATAAACGATTATTTTAGTTATACTAGTAATCCTCCAGCTAGACCTAATGAATACGCAGGAAAACAAATAATTTTAAATTCAGGTCGTTTAGTATTTAACACAACCGAAGATCATTTACTTTTAAGTTCGATAAAATCTATTAACTTAAATGCTGTTGAATCTATTAATTTTGATACAACAGGTCCTACTGTTTTACAGTCAGGTGAAGTATATCTTGGGTCTAAAAACGCTACTGAACCGGTTTTACTTGGTCAGTCTACCATAAATCTACTACAGACGCTACTACAAGAATTAGCGACGTTAACTAACATATTATCACTTCAAGTAGGTGTTCCCCCAGGTGTTCCATTAGCTCCTACAAATACTCAAGCAGCATTAACTAATATTACTATTACTAATCTGTTAACTCAGTTGAATGGTTTAATGTCTAATTCTGTAAAAACTGTATAATGGGACCTTTAGAACTAGATTTAATTAGACAAGAAGAAGCAGCTGCTAGACAACAAGCTCAAGAAAACACTCAATTGCAGCAAGTTGATTCTACTATAGTTGAACAAAGTATCCCAGATGAATTGAAACTTAAAGGTAAAGCTAAATTTGGGCAACGTATCTTAAATCTAGGTAAACAAACTATAAAACTTATTTTACCTAAACTAACATCTTTAGCTCAAGAATATGCTATTGGTGAGTTTGAAACAGCAAAAGCAGCAGCTACTTCACCTGAACAAATAGATGCACTAAAACAACAATTTTGCCCCGCACCTGATCAATTACAAAGATTATTAGATACTAGAAATAATATAGTAGGTCAACTTAACTCAATTGGAACTAAATTAAATACTCTAAATTTTAGTATTGGGGGTTTACAAGATATTACTAATATTTTAAAAAATATTTTATCTACAGTTGAAACAGCTAAATTAGTAACCTCAGCTGCTGCTAAAATAGTCCCTCTTATACCCGGAGCAGTACCCGCATTATTAAATGATTTAGAAACTATTGACGATAAGATTTTACCTTTATTAGAGAAAAACTCAGGCAGCATTAATGCAACCTCAATTCCCGTAGCTGTAGTTACTTCTATTATTAACAAAATAGTTAACTCTTTAAGTCAATTAGATGATTTAATTAAGTTATGTGGCCCCAATCTAACTTTAGATTCCTTATCAGATATTATAGTACAAACTGCTAATAGTCAAACCCAATCAGACGTAAACGATGGGTCTTATAAAGGATTTAGTTTTCAAATAGAGGAAGTACCTTTTAGCCCCACTGTCAATCGTTTAAAAGCTATAGCTTTAAATCAAGGGGGTATTCCACTATTAGAAACCCCTTTATCGTTTACAACAAACAGACAAACATTAATCGATGAACTTAAGCTAATAATTGACAGAGATAATTTAAAACCCTTTTAATTTCAATATTTATAACAGATGAAACCCAGCGAATTAAAATCATTTATTAAAGAAGCCGTTAGAGAAGCTATCCAAGAGGAATTAAAAGATATCCTTTTGGAAGCAGTCCGTGCTCCTAAATTACCAATCCAGGAAACTTATCAAATGCATCCTGTAACTGTTAACGCAACTACTACCTCAGCTCCACAAAAATCCACAGCTGATAAAAGAGCTATGATGGAAAGTATTATGGGCGATATGAGAAGAGGACAAGATACTCTTAACTTTACTACTCAAAATATAGCAGCTAATACTCTACAAATAACCCCGGGTATGAATACCTCAGGAGATGGGTCAAAATTACCTGAGGGTAATGTTGGTTTAGATATGATCATGGGTTTAATGGGCAAGAAATAAAATGGCATTCGGGGCACAAAAGATATTTCCAATTGATACTAAGCCAGGAACGGCTGTTGGTGTGGCTATACCTTTTGACGCTCGTGGGGTATTTTATTCTACATATACAACCCAAAATGCAATCAAAAATAACTTAATTAACTTTTTTTTAACTGAGCCGGGTGAAGTATACCTTAATCCAACATTTGGAGGTGGTTTAAGAAGTTTTATTTTTGAACAAATTACTTCTGATACTCTTGAAAGTTTAAAAGAAGATGTACAATCTAAACTAACTCGTTATTTCCCTAACGTAGTAATAGGAAGTTTAGAAGTACTCCAAAATCCCGATATTAACACTATAACTGTATCTTTAACTTATAATATTGTAGATACAGCTATATCCGACGAAATTCAAATAGCATTTAACTAATGGCTGTAAGACGCAATATACAATATATAAATAAGGATTTTACCGAGTTAAGAGCGAGTTTAATTAATTACGCTCGTACTTATTTCCCCACAACTTATAATGACTTCTCCCCAGCATCACCTGGTATGATGTTTATGGAGATGGCCTCGTATGTAGGTGATATTTTATCTTTTTATTTAGATAACCAAATTCAAGAAACATACTTACAGTATGCTCGTCAAACTAATAATTTGTATGAGTTAGCTTATATGTTTAGTTATAAACCAAACGTAACACAAGTAGCTACTGCTGATATTGATTTTTACCAACAAATACCAGCTTTCTCAACAGCTCCCTATGCTCCAGATTTTGATTATTCTTTATTTATCCCTGCTAATACAACCGTAACTTCAACTTTTTCAGGAAGTGTTCCTTTTATAATTGAAGACCCGGTTGATTTTAGTGTTTCTTCTTCAGGAGACCCTACTGAGGTTACAATATATAAAGTTGATCCTTCAACTAATATTCCTACTTTTTATTTATTAAGAAAAACTCGTAAGTCTATATCTTCTACTATTAATACTACTGAATTTACGTTTGGTCTACCTGAACAATTTGCTACTGTAGAAATTACAGCCAATAATATTGTAGGTATTTTAGATATAGTAGATAGTAATGGAAATATTTGGTATGAAGTAGATTATTTAGCCCAAGACACAGTATTTGACTCTATTAAAAATACTAACGCAAACGATCCTAATTTATCACAATATCAAGGTGATACTCCTTATCTTTTACAACTAAAACAAGTACAAAGAAGATTTGTTTCTCGTTTTTTAGATAGTACTACTCTTCAATTACAATTTGGAGCAGGTACAGCCAACGATACAGATGAAGAAATTTTACCTAACCCAGATAACGTTGGTTTAGGTTTACCATTTGAGGTAGATAAACTTACAACTGCTTTTTCACCTTCTAATTTCACTTTTACCCGAAATTACGGAATTGCCCCTTCTAATACTACTTTAACAGTAAGATATTTGACTGGAGGTGGAGTAGGTGCTAATGTACCGGCTAACACAATTAATGCTATTTCAGGTAATGTTACTTTTGTAAAAAATTTATCTAATGCTTTAGCAGTTTCTGCGAATGTTATCTTTAACTCATTATTAGCTAATAACTTAGAAGCCGCTGATGGTGGGGGAGATGGTGATTCAACCGAAGAATTAAGGCAAAATGCTTCTGCAAATTTTGCAACACAATTGCGTAACGTAACCCAAGATGATTATTTAGTTAGAGCACTTTCTTTACCTGCTAAATATGGGGTTATCTCTAAGGCATATATTGAACCTACTAAAGCACAATCGGTAGCCTCAGGAGCAGCTGCTTCTATACTTGATTTATATATTCTTTCTTTTGATAACACCTCTAAGCTAAGAACAGCTTCAGTAGCTCTTAAACAAAACTTATCTACTTATCTTTCACAATATAGAATGGTAAACGATTCTATTAGCATTAAAGATGCGTTTATAATTAATATTGGAGTTAATTTTGATATAATTGTATTACCCAACTTTAATTCAAATGAAGTACTTACTAAATGTATTTTAGCTTTACAAGACTTTTTTGCTATTAAAAACTGGCAGATTAATGAACCTATTATTTTAAGGGATGTTTATGTAATATTAGACAGTATAGAGGGAGTACAAACAGTAAAAGATTTATCTTTTTCTAATAAAGTAGGAACAGCTTTAGGATATTCACAATATGCCTATGATACAGTAGGAGCTACAGTTAGTGGGGTAATTTACCCTTCAATTGATCCTATGATTTTTGAAGTAAAATATCTTGATAGAGACATACAAGGTAGAGTAGTAACACTATAAGACAATGGCAGTATATAAAATTTTCCCAGAAAAAGATGCTACAATGTATTCTCTGTTTCCACAGATGAATACTGGATTGGACGAAATATTAGATATATCTAATTTAAATTTTGCAGTTAACACTAATGCTCAAGTTGCCAGATATTTAGTAAAGTTTGATCAAGACGAAATTAATAATGTATTTGATACTTATGTAAGTAATTCTGCTTGGAATGCTACTTTTAAATGTTTTATAGCTACTGCTCAAAGCATTAACGTTGATTATGAAGCTTATGTATATCCCGTTTCTGGGGCTTGGGGAATGGGTACCGGAAAATATCTAGATCAACCTATTTCTACAGATGGAGTAAGTTGGCAGTGGCAAAATTATAAAGGAGGACAGTCATGGGGTAGTGTTAATTCTGGAAATACCTACCGCACCGCTTCCTATTCAGGTAGTAATGTAGGGGGAGGTATTTGGTATTATAGTTCATCTTATTCTTTTCCTATTACAGCTAGTCAAACTTTTACATACCATTCAGATAAGGATCTAAATGTAAATGTTAAAAATATAGTAGAGGTTTGGAGAAGTAGTTCTTTAGGAACTGCTGTAGGTGAAGGTACTCAAATCAATAATGAAGGATTTTTAGTTAAATGGGAAGATGCTATTGAATTTAACCAAACAAAAGCAGTACAACCCGTACTTCAATACTATTCGGTAGATACTCACACAATATACCCACCAGTACTAGAGATTAAATGGAATGATTTTAGTTATGTAACGTCTTCTACTATCCCAACTATTGCTACTTCTCAACTATATGCCTCTATCATCAATAATGATGGATTCTTTTATAGCCAAAGTGTTCAACAGTTTAGAGTAGATTGCAGACCACAATTCCCACCCATTATATTTCAAACTGCCTCAATTTATACTACAAACTACTATTTACCTACAGCTTCTTTTTGGGCTATTAAGGATTTAGATACAAACGAGTATGTTATAGATTTTGACCCAGTTTATATC